TATCCTGTCATCGATTTGACTATGTAAATTCATAGGAACATCAATACAATAAACTTTATATCCTTCATCCAATAACCTCAATGCAAGATCATATGGACGACTCTCTGTAAGAATATCTATTCCACCTTTGTAAGTCAAGTACTTAAAGCAAAAAGGAAGTTCTTCTTTATTCTTATTCAAATAATAATCAACTAGAAATTCTGAGTGCTCATTATTAAAGTTATCTGTTGTCTCACCTATACTGTTTTGAACTCCAACCTGTTGTGTATATGCTGAGAATGCACGATTGTCTCTAGGGAAACAAGGTCCACCAAACCCAAAACCAAATCCAAGATACTTTGTACCTACTCTGGTATCAGAACCAATTGCTTTTAATACAGTATCAACTTCATCTCCCATACCATCCTTAATCATTACTTGACCAACCTGATTAGCATAACTGATCTTAGTTGTAAGATAACAATTAACTGCAATCTTTGTGAGTTCAGCAGCCCTTGTACTCATAAAATGAATTGAAGGTTCATTAACTTGAATCTTCTTATAGATGTCTTCTATAACTGGAACGTGATGACCATTACCACCAACCAATACCATATCAGCATTCTGCAGATCCTTTATGATAGAACCCTGTGCAATAAACTCTGGGTTATAATAAACATCTACACCATATGGTGCTAATTGTTCTTGGAATAGATCACAATCTCCTGGGTTGGTAGTACACCCAACAACAAGTGACTTACCTGCTAATACATCTGATGCTTCTTTGAAGTCATCAACAACTTTCCATACAGCATTTACATCATAACTTCCATCCTCTAATGATGGAGTCTGTACAAGAGTAAAGATAAGATCACATTCTCTAATGACCCTATCATTATCTGTTGTGAACTCTATGTTCTTAGCATCCCAAAGATATTCATGAACATTTGGTTCAGTTGTACCAAGTACTCCTTTATTAAGTGCTTGAACATAATCTTCACGAACATCAGATGCAAGAACTTTATACCCTGCATTCTCTATTAAAAGTGCAAGGCAAAGTCCAAGTCTTCCTGCTCCAATTAATCCTATTTTCATAATTTAAAAGTAGGGATAGGGTTCATTTTATGTGAGTTCTTTTCATTATAGTACTTAAGAACATCAACGCCAGGCCCAGTGCCATGCTCCATTGCTTCTTCCAACTGTGCATAGGACGCACCTAATTGATCCTCATCAGTTCTCTTATCATCCCAGAGACCATCGGTAGGAGGTGCTTCACAAATACTTTCATCAACCTCTAGGTACTCTCCGAGTTCCCAAACTTCCGTTTTATATAGATCAGCAATAGGAGCAATATCAACGCCACCGTCACCATACTTAGTATAAAAACCAACTCCATAATCTTCTACCTTGTTACCTGTACCAACAACTATACCACCAACAGAACCAGCAATCTGATACAGGGTTACCATTCTAATACGTGACTTTGTATTAGCATTTGAAAGTTCATCTGTTGTGAACTTACCTTTCTCAAAATGTTGAGTATCAGCCCACCAATTAATATTATGCATCAACTGATCATAAACACTAGAAAGTTCTATCTGAACATTAGTTACATTTTCATACTTCTCTGCTAATTGCTTACAATGAAGATCAGATAACTTAGTATTATCGTGAGAAGATAACAGAGGCATCCGCACTACATATGTGGGTAAATCTGTCTTAGCACACAGCGTAGACACTACAGCAGAATCAATTCCACCCGACACTCCAACAACAAATGCCTTAATATTATACATCCAATAATAATCTTTCAACCATCTAACAATCTTATCTGTTAGATCCTCATAACTTTCAATTCTCGTCATAATAGTATCCACTCAGGGCAATAAAGGTCTTTGGTATCTTTGTCCTTGTAATCAGGACCGAACCACATCTTAGGTGCAATTACTATTTTGTCTGGGTTGGTTTGTAACCATGCACCCCACCAGCTCATACTACTGTTAGCAATTATAGCATGAGAACACAAACTCATCAAGCATAAGTCAGCATAAGGAGTAAAAGAACCATCGGCATATTTATCTTCTGGTTCAGAGATCATAAATCGATCTGGTTTAAAGAACTCTTGTTCCTTTACCCAATCAACTGAATCAGAGAACACAATAACTGGTTGATTCTTATTAAACTTAGAGAGGGCCTTCTCATAATACTCTATGGGTTGTACTGGATGCATAGAACCACACTGAGTATATGACCACTTGAATCCACGAGGGTCTGTGAGATTAGGATCTCCTCTACGGACATGAAGCATAATAGGTTCTTGTCCATCAAGTTCTTCCATCATCTCCTTACAAGGATTTAAGATACCATCATGGAAAGTAAAATCCTCTCTAAGTTGTTCCGTAACATTAGCAAAATATCTCCACGACTGAAAGAAACCATTAAGACTTACATTATCAGGACAGGTCTCAAATAAATCTTCACAAAAATGAAAGTAAGGTTCTTGAGCATACTGACAAGGATCCATTATCCCCTCATTTCTATCAGGAGATAACTTAAAACAATTATGAAGACTATAATTTTCTATACCTTTTCTTTCTGGTGGTGGTATCATCCACTTATAACTATGTCGAGCAGCAATACCACGTAATGCAGCATACTCAAACATTTGATTACCTAGTCTTCCCAGACTACCAATGTTATTAAATGCCAGCGTCATACTTACTCAAATACTCCTGTTCAGAATAATATTGTAAAAGATTATCCTTACTCATAGTTTTAATCTTCTCCCACTCATCATTGTTACCCTGCATATGAGGATTATTAAACCAAGAGTTCTCACCCCGTGCATGTTCTAAATGATACACATAATTATTAAGTCTACCAACACTATAACCTAAAGTAACAAACCTGTAATACCGTTCTTTATCTTCGGGTGCATATGCTTTGAAATTTTCATTCTCCATACCACCTTGTATATAAGTACTTCTCTTAAAGAACTGAGCCCATCCAAAGTCTGATGTAGATATATTTGATACAGCATCTAGAAACTCATAATCACCTGTCTCTAGGAATTGAGACACAGTTACATCAGTTGCTGCTACCTGCTTCTGATACTCACCACTACCATAAGGATAAACTATATCATATACACCATCCATTATCCCCTTATAAGCAAGTTCATATGATTCTAATGGAAGAATAGCATCACAATCATAGTTTACTACAATATGTGTGTCTGCTTCCATTATCATTTCATTCAAAACTCTCTGACGATGGAATAAAGGATCATCACTTCTCTCAAAGATATAATTAAAGTTTTCCCATATATTAAAATCAAGTATCTCTTCTAATAATGGAAGAGCGTCTCTCTGGAATACTGGTTCATTATCAACTTCTTTGATAATAATATTAGTATCAAAGTTCTCCATTAAGAATGCAGTAGTTGTAACCACATTCCTCAGTCTATCAGGTGATTCTATCCTGATAGGAATAATAAATGTTGCTTCTGATAAATTAATTTTCATCTGGGTACTTAGAAGAAATCATAAACTCAGGGTACTTTGCAGTCACATAACGAAGTTCCTTACTATTCATCATCCAATTTCCATCTGGATGTTCAACCACACAATCGTATTGAGATGTAGCATCACTGCTAATTCTATCATCATGATCTCGATTTGCAACCAGAACTTCAGGTATGATATTGGGTAATCCATACTTCCACCTCATTCTATGATAAAAATCCACATCTAGCAAGAGTTTAAGATTAAGATCAAACTCCATCTTACATTCATTCAGAAAAGAAACAACTGTAGGACTGCTTAGATGATTGTTTCCTTCTAGAGTTTTCTCTCTCCATTCAGGAAGTTTCTCATCAAAGTATTGATCACCATCCCAATTAGCAAACCCACTAAAGGCCCACTTACAAAGACAAGTATCATACTCATATTTAATACGCTCTAATGCATCCTTTCTCATAAAGATATCATCAGAGAACATCATCTTAATTATTCTACCTTCACAATTATCTACTGCTGTATTAATATTCTCACAAGGAACACTACCTTCATACTTAATATATGTAAAATCAAAATCATATTCCTGACACACATTCATTAACTTATCATTCTTACTCTGGTCTGATACAACCACCTCAAAATCTTGAAAGGTTTGTTGCTCTAAAGTATCAAGCAATTCTGCCATCCACTTAGGACCGTTCTCTCCTCTATCATGTGCTGGTATTGCTATAGAAAATTCAGTCATTTGGTTCATACTCAGAAGGTGCTGTATCTTCCCACTCTGGTGGTTCCTTTTCCCAAGGTCTCTGATGATCAAGATTCATCCATCTTTTAATCAAAGTTAAAATTTTTTTCATTTAACCTCCAAATATTCCCAACGGTCTACATAGATATCACTTGGGTCTTGACCATCAGGACCAAACCATAACTTAGGTGCAATGACATTCTCTGAGTTAGATAACCATGCACCCCACCAAGAGTAAGTAGAGTTCGCCATAATTTGATAATCACACATACTCATCAAACACATATCAGTAATGTTATCACCACTATCTGATATCATAAACCTATCATCTTGAAATAGATCCTGTTCATGACACCAAGCAGGATCATCAGAGAATACTAAAACAGTAGCATCACTAGGAAACTTTGATAGTGCTTCCTCATAATAACTTAACGGAAGTACTGGATGATATGTTGGTTTAACCAAGTGGTCAGTGCGTCGAATATGGAGGGAAATAGCCTCGCCATCAATGCTATTAAAAAGATCTTCACAAAGATACCTAACATCATCACGCCAAGTAAAGTCTTGCCTGATTGCTTCTTCAATATGTTCAAAATATTTTTCTGATTGGAAGTATCCATATAGATTGATATTGTCGGGACAATTATTAAATAGATCTTCATCAAAAGTAAAACTCCCTTCTTGTTGATAAGGAGCAGGATGCATATTAACTACCTTTACACCAGGTAATTTAAATGCCATGAATAGTTTATGTTGATTCTCCTCATCTTCAAACTCATCATCATTTTTAGGACCATCTGGTATACACCATTCATATCCTTTCCATGCAGCAATACCTCTTGTTGCTGCATACTGGAACATCTGATTACCAAATCTTCCATTCTTTCCTAGGTGATTGTGTCCTATCATAATTAACCCATGTTAGTCCCTGGTGGGAGGTGATAATGAAAACCAAAAGGAGTGATACCTTGTGTCTCTGGTAGTTGTTTCTCTTGTGAGAACCTTGCTGCTACCTCTACAGGTGCAAACTTACACCCTAGTTGTTCATATATATGTCTATTATGTACACAGATATTTCCATCCTCTGCTGTATTACCATAACCAAAGTGCTTATAGAAGTCACCCCAGTTTACATCAAATTGTATATGTGCTCTCTTCGGTACATCTAATAGTTTCTTACTACGGAATGAGAACCCACCGTTACCCACACGATGTCCCTTACCCCAAGGATCTAAGTATGAATGATCTACCTTCTCCCAAGGAGCACCAATGTAATCATACTTAAAGAATTCATCTTCCCACTTGTCTGGGTTTAAAACAAATCCGTCAGGCTGAACAAGTAAGCAGTAATCAGTGTCAATGTGTCGGGTAAGATTGTAGATACAGTAATAGTTGTAGTCGTGAATAGAAGTAATTTCATAGCATTCTGAGAATTGTATTCCCTCTGGTAAATTTGAGGATAGATTTGGTCTTTCTGGATCTTTATGGGTGATGAGTTTAACAGCACCATAGTTGATACCCCTCATACTATATTGCAAAGCCTGCAATGCACCAGGAACATTGTCAGAAGAAATGCAAAATAATGTTACGTTATCAAGATTGATTGTCATAATATACCGCTGCGTGTTCTATACAAGTATTAGTCTCATAGAGACCTCCCTGCTGATCCATCCATAACCATCTCTGGTCATTGACGATACCATCTTTCATTCTCCACCAACCATCAGACCTACTCCAATCAAACCAATACTTAGGAGCAATAAGATTAACTAGATCTTTGTTTGTCCAAACTGGCCAGAATGCAAAGGTTGATGCAGATATTATAGCATACTTTGCTGTGTTAAGAATACTATAATCTATTCCTACAGGTCCACCAGGATACTTATACCAAGAAATATTTTTTTGATATTGATCCTTCTCTTCCGATACTGCTGAACCAACAATAGGTACTCCAGGAAGGAATTGAGATGCAGTTCCAGGATCATCTGTAACGATAACGAACTTAATATCAGGATTATTTTCCTTCATACGTTCCATCGCCATCTTATAATACTGTGGTGGGAGCATAGAATGCCCTGTGGTATAATCACCACCACGTAATTGAATCACACATATATCATCTGATGAATAATCAGTTACCTTATCATCATAAGTTAACCAACTACAAATCTTATCACGATGATCCTCAATATAACTCATCCTTTGAAACGTACCATTGATATAACAGTTATCAGGTAACGAATAGAATTTATTATCAGGAATACCTATACAACCAGGTGCTCTCTTATGATGATCAAATCTTTCTTTATAATAATGCTTAAATCCCTCAACCATTTGGAAGTCCGAATCCTCTTCTACATTTAGATTAACTTCCTTACCCCAATCTATATTAAGAAATGGTCCTCTCCAACCAGGATGACTTACACCCCACTCATATCCGTGATGTTCTGCAAAGACTCTACAGCAGACATACCTCCATATCTGATTACCTAAACCAGCGTGTTCGTGAATACTTGTTGCTAACATATTACCTCCTATGATATTTGTTACTATACTTTTTTCTTAATATAGTTAGTCCATTATTCCAAGGTAGTGTTGACCATTCCCAGAACTGTGGATTCAATTCTGCAACGGCACGATAAGGACCACCAGCATCCCACTGAGGTCCACCGTGTGCAAGATCTGCATGATAAAAAGGATCTGTGTTCCCATACATCAGATCATGTAAAAGAATAATACTACTAGGTCCTACACATTGATCAAGTAATTCTAATTGCTTCTTAACATGAGAATATGAATGCCAGTCATCAACAAAAACCACATCCATCTTATTATCTTTAGGCCAGTTTTCAAGAAACTTTATACTATCACTCTTTTTAAATTCATAATGAAGAGTATTATTCGGTGGTCTATATTCTGTTGGTTCATTAACATCAACAGACCACAACTTACCAAGATTTAATGTTGCTGCTTGATGTAAAGGTTCACTAGTATGTCCTTCTCTGACTCCTAATTCAACATACGTCTTTCCTCTAGATGCAAGTGCTATAGCAAAGATTGAAACAAGGTGACGATCAGAATCACCATCACCCTGCAGTGCCTTCTCAATAAATTTATCCATTTGCACCTGCATACGTATTAATAATTTTATCAAAGAAACCATGAAGAGTCAATGGAGTCAAATCCATTCCTTGTGCTTCCTCATATAAATGATTATTATCCTTTAACAAATCCTCTGTAACATCTGCATAGTCATGAACCCACAGAACAGGATAGTCATAAAATAAATCCATAAGATATGTATCAGTCATCATTACAGGTACTCTTCTCATATAAAGAACTTCCCAATTCCTATGACAATCAATAGCATTACCTCTAGGACAAAGAATAAACTTATGCTTTGCAAGATTTAATAAGAAATTATAGTAATCAACTCTCTGCTCATCTACATTCACCCATTCATAAGACCTAAACATATCCTTAAGACCAACCCTATCCTCATGTGAATTATCATTATGATTTACATAAAGAAGTTTAAACAAAGAAGGTTCAACACCAGCCCTCATTGCACTTCCAAGACGTTCTATTCTATCATCAGAAGGACTCATTCTTCTCTGTACCCCATAAGGTGCAGGAATAACTTTATCACCATGTTCAATAGCATTTACAGCAGAGATACACAATACATTATCTGGTATAGCATCAAAGATATCTTCATCTATTGGAGTATCTTCAAGATTAGTGAAGATAATAAACTTCATCATAGGATAACATCCACATAACTTAAGAAGATTACTATTCTCCATCAAACCAAATACATAATCCTTATCTTCTGGTTTAACTTCAATAACGTCTCTCTTATACAGTCGAATGTTATCAATAAAGAGAGTCATATAATCCCTCTCTTTCTTTACCTCAAATACCTTACTAGCAAACTCAAGATTTAAAAGGTTAGCATCCTTCATAAATGAAGTATAAATGTTACCCCATTGTCCAGATTGATCTCCGAAAGAATAATCACAAAGTTTAGAGAGTGCTACTCCCTCAATTAATTCCATGTCTTAATCAAATCAGCATACTTATCTTGGTTGTTTTGAATGTATTCTGGATAACTCTCATCAATAGGAACTGCTTTATATTGCTGACCTCTACCCAAAGGATCCAATCCTTCTTCTACTTTCTGTGCTGCATTAGCAGTTACTGACTCAGTATTATTTTCAGTATGCTCATAAGATGCTAACTTAAGTTTAAAGTTCTCTGCATCACCAAGGAAACTAAAGTGCCATGCAGCATCCTCAATCCTATATGCTCTTTGATGATCCTGACGATGCTGATCTACTGTGGTATTCTTTAGATGTTTCCAAGTACATAATCTTGGTCCCATCCAATCATCTTGATATAAAAAATTAAGTTTAAAATAATATCCTGGACCTGTTGCAACATAATGATTGTTAGGATCAAACCAATCCAAATCCTCTAGGACATATGGATTAATAATCTCATCAGCATCACTAGTAATAATTAAATCATCATCTTGAGCACCTGCTTTCTCAATAGCAAATGCACTATTATTTCTATTATATAATGCTCGCTGAAACCTAATAGGAATATCAATCATTGGAGTTCCATATGGATCAGGTTCCTTATATGCTACATGAAACTTTGTCTTCTCCAACATATGACTGAAATCATTTGGGATCTCTTCAGTGATATGGTGTACAATCTTATCATTAAACTTACCAAACCTATCCTTATTCTCCTGATAGTAGAGTGGTTTTTCATTACCACTTACAGTAAATGGAGACTCTGTAAGAACAAAGCAATCAACAACATCATTTAAGATATTCAGTCTCATCTCCAACAACTCTAGTTCGTTGAAGAATATTATAGAATCAAAGACTTTCATTTAATAGTACCAAACATTACTTTAGGATTTTCAGGAACACCGTGCTCACCATAGTATTCAATATCGTGAGTGTCAGACATAATATCAATGAACTCTTCATAAGACATATTACCATTGTCTGCGTGAAAGTTGTTATGCATTAGATAGAACTTATCACTCTTCTTCACAAACCTTTCAATATACATCATCTGAGTTTCCCTATTACATTCTGACAATGCATAGTTGCTAATTAATAAATCAAAATTATCCTCAACATCAACTATCTCTTCTGCTTGATAAGACATAGTAGGAAGATCAAAGAGTGAAAGATACTTCCTTGATAACATATTACACTCTTCCAAATCTAGTAAGAGGTACTGTTCAAAGTCAACAAAGGTACTCATAACCTTACAAAGACCACCATATCCTCCACCAATTTCTACAATAGAATTAAATGATGTTCCAAACTTGTTAATAATATCAGATGTATTCTTTAGATACCTTACAGTTGTTGGTGATATCATACCAATACCATCATAACTACACTGAATTGGAGTGCCGTATAAATCATTTTCTTTAATCTCATCTAACTTATCTTTATAATCTATCTCAATCTCATCCAGATATTGATGACCTTCTTCCATTGATACATGTTCTAATACATGTCGATATGCAGGATGACTCTTAAAATTTTTAAAGAAATCAGATCCTTGTGCTGCTGCTCTACAAGCACTTAAATATGGAGTTACAGCAGAATCTTGTAATGTCCAACTCATGATAGTATCACCTCATTAGATTCAGCACCTATACGTGTATAGTAAGGTTTCCACCTTTCTTCAGGCACAATTGCAGGATCAATCCACCAATCTTCGTATGGATTTCCCTCACACTTAACATTCTTTGCAACCAATTGATAACCCTTTGACTCTAAGATATGTATCTGTTCATCTTGAATATCTGCTCCAGAACTATAAACATCAGTCTCATATGTAATGACAGAAAATCTATAGTCATCTAAAGGCATTTTCTTTAATGCTGCAAGAGTCCCTTCTGCTGGATCAATATCCAATTGAAGATAATCAATCTGCTTTGGATAATTCCTTTCACCAAAAAGAAACTTATAATCAAACTCTGTAGCATCATCACAAATACATTTATTTCTCCTCATAGTATTAAAGAAAGATACCTTATTACCATCCAGTTCAAATGAAACACCTGCCCAATCAAACTCAGTCTCTAATAGATACGTATTACTAATTACTCTTGGTTGATCTGCACCAACTTCTACATAAACACCTTTCTTTTTACCATCAAGCATAGTCAATACAAACATATCTTGCATTGACTGTGACCAGTTATTCTCAATGTCTTCAGCACCAGTAAACTTGGTCTTCAGTTTCTCATAGTCACCCTTAAAATATCGGGGACAATTAGGCCAATCGCATTCTGACATAGTTAGTTCTTCCAGTAATCGTAAATGCCTTCAGTAATTTCATATTCCATATCCTTCACCTTACGGTTAGGTTGCTTCATTGCCCACACAAACATATTTTCAATCAACTCTTCCAGTTTAGTATTGTCCTGGAATTTAAGCAAGTTCTTTGCCTTAGTATGATCGCAGTATGCGTGTTTAACTTCGTGCCTTGGAGGACCGTGCTCAATAGGAACATCGTACCCATACTTCTTACCTATTGCCTGAACTGTTTCAGCAACTTCATTAAGAGTAAAGAACTTATCTGCACCAATATTAAAAATCTCTCCATCAAATTCATTAAGAAGAATATCAAATGGTTCCATATAATAACGAATGTCTGAGAAAGCACGAGTCTGTTCTCCATCACCATAGACAAGAATAGGTTGACCGTTAAGAGTCTTACGGATGAAAATACCAATTACATTTCTATATCTATCCCAGATATTTTGATACAATCCCAGAACATTATGTGGACGTACAATGTTATACCTCAATCCAAACTGTGTCTCCGCCATCTTTAGATCACATTCTACAGCATACTTTGCCATACCATATGGATCTATTGGTTGTGGTTGTTTATCTTCTGTGAAAGGTGTTTGTTGCCCACCATAAACTGCCATACTAGATGTAAATATCATCTTAGTCTTATACTTAATACAAGGATTAATTAAGTTAGCAGAACAAAGAAGATTATTCCTATAATTAAAATTACGAATGAAAGGAGATAAACCTTCAGCAGCATACGCAGCAAAGTGAAGCAGAACATCTGGTCGGTGTTCATCAAATAATGCTTCTACTTTCTTTCTCTTCTCTAAGTTTAATTTTACAAACTCAAAGTTCTCACCTTTAGCAACAAATGCTTTATAACCTCCAGAGAGATTATCAATACCAATTACATGGTGACCACTGGAAATTAAATGCCTAGTATAATTTGCGCCAAGTAATCCAGCACATCCTGTTACAAATATTTTCATCTATATTCAAGAATAAATTTACGTTGCTCCTCTGTATTCTTCCAACTACAGGGGAAAACTGGAATATAATTATCCAGTTCCATTACATTAACTTCCACATCTGTATTATAAAGCATAGTATAATTTAAGTGTTCTGTCAATAATAAATCAGTAGTATATAGATTCTTAATTGTAGTAGAACAAAGTGCTGCAGCCATTGCAAAAGTTCCTACACCAGACAATGCTACATTCTCTGCATTCATTAATGTAGCAAAGTCATCTGCTACTGTAGAAGATTGAATTGTAACCTTATCAAGTTTCTCTAGTTCATGTACAATAGGATTCTCTCTATCTGGTTCTGTAATAACAATTGCCTTATCATATAAATCTATCAATTCCAAATAAAATATCAGTGGATTGGGGACATAGTTAGTAGGTGGTTTGAATATCCTATGATAATTATCACCACTCCTAAGATGCATCACAATCGTATCATCACCAATTATATCTTTCTTTGGAAGTAATAAGTTTGGTCCAATATGTTCTCTACAAACCTTATGCATATTTCTATAGATATGCTCCACACCTAATCCAGTTTCATTCTCACCTTCATAACAACCCTTCTCACAATGAACTAAGGGTTCCCAAGAATAATACCTAGCATTCGCTGTGAAATCAGAAGCAAGAAGACCTTCAAAGTGTACTTCAAACTTTGGAATAATATCATGGTCTAACTTTTGACGGAAAGTACATTTATATTTTTCAGCAGCCATTATACAATTAGAAATCTGCTGTATGTTATTTCCTAAGCGACCCGACCAATGGGATACCGAAAATGTCATGGATTAATAACTAATTCATTCTGTATGTTAGGGATGTCTTGATGCCAATCCACAAATTTGGGATTGTCTTTATTGAAATGCATATCATTTAACTCGTTCCTAATATCAAATACTTCCTTCCAATCTATACCCTCTTTAAATCTTTCTATTGCTGCAAGTTTCTTTACCTTTATAAAAGTCATACCAAAACTACCAGGAGAATGATTCAATAGAATATCATTATCCTCATACTCATCCAACTTCATCACATTCTCTGGAAGATTAAAGAAGTCAGTGATTGCTTCATCAACTCTTCTCCATTCCTTACCACCAATCGTATCACCCTTAGTTGTATGATCCCAATGTGAATCATGGAATATAAAATATCCACCTTCATTTAAATGAGCAGACCAGAAATAAAGTTCTGCTAGTACTTGTTCTCTTGTATGAATAGTATCAACAAAAATAATATCAAATGGATCTTCATCCCAGTTCTTACCAAGTGTTACACTATCTGCCTGATAGCAAGTATAGTTTTCACTAACAAACCTACGACCATTCTTAAAGAAACCATCATAATCTAAATCACAACCACAAACTTGATTGTTACTTTCATCTGCTCCTACCGACATAACAGCAGAAGATGCACCAAGACGAACACCAAGGTCTAAAAACCTCTTGTTCTTCATAGTCTTTACTAAGTCAAGAAGTTTCCATGCATTATTACCCAAGTCACAAGCAGGATCCTGAATAAAATTTCTGAGAGGAGTCAAGTTAGTCATAGTTCTTTTTCATTTCATTGAATACTTTAGTGATACCTTCAGTTATCGTAGTGGTCGGTCTCCAGAACGTCTTGATGTACGGATCCGATACATTACGGGCATCCTTCTGTACCTCATCCTTAGACTCAGCGGGAGCAATAGTAACCTCCCGATCAATCTCTTTAAATAAGGACTGAATTTGTGATGCAATCTCCAGAATACTTGTACTAACACCAGAAGTAATATGAAGCTCATCGTCAGAAGTGAAACGATCATACTCTTGCATGACCGTATACAACGCTTCACAGCAATCTTCAGCGTATAAAAATTCCCTTTCTTCCGTACCATCAGTCATCATATCGATAGTACCTGTCTCAAAACCTTTCTTTATGAAATCTGTAATGACATGGGCTTTCTCCATATCATGTTCAATCCCATAAACATTCCAAAACTTTACTATCAATCCGTTCAAAGACTTAGTATATAGTTCCCCTACCCGCTTCATTACACCGTAAGGTGAGTAACTCATATTACTCATCTGAGATGATGCGAATACAAATGGTTTATTATACTTCTGAATATATTCAAAAGCATTAACCATCATCCTTGCATTATTATCAAGGAACTTAAATGTATGCTGATACTTCTTCAGATAATGAGAACCACCTACATCAAATGCAAGGAAGTATACAAAATCAGAATTCATAATAGCACCATGAAGTTTGATGTTAGGTATGACAGTCATGTCATGCTTCTCATCAAAGTTCTTATCAAACTCTATTACCTCATGTCCAAGATGACGAAGGTATTCCGTCAAGTATGCTCCGATTTGTCCACTGGAGCCTAATATAGTCACTCTCATAATTTAACCTGCTGCTGTCAATTCGTATTCTAGCATAGTAGGTTCTGCTTCGAAAGGTTCTTTAACTACTTGCCACTTAATCCAATCATAAGTTTTAGCAATACCCTCTTCTAATGTCTGAGAATAATCCCATCCCAACTTTTCTCTTACAAGATCATTGTTAGAGTTACGACCACGAACACCAAGAGGACCATCAATATGATTCTTATATATTTTTTTCTTAGCAACCTTAGCAGCAATATCTACCAACTCATTAATAGTAACCATCTCCTCAGAACCAATATTAACTGGTCCTAAGAAATCAGAATTCATCATTCGATAAGTAGCTTCGATGCACTCGTCGATAAAGAGGAAGGAACGGGTCTGCTTTCCGTCACCCCAAACTTCGATTTCATCTCCGTTTTGAGCATATGCCACTTTCCTGCAAATTGCTGCAGGTGCTTTTTCTCTTCCTCCTTGCCAAGTTCCTTCTGGTCCGAAGATATTATGATACCTGGCAATACGCACAGGGATATTGTGATTGCGGTTGTAAGCAAGATACAAACGTTCTGAAAAGAGTTTCTCCCATCCGTACTCGGAGTCTGGGTTTGCTGGGTATGCTGATTCTTCACGACAGTCAGGATTATCAGGATCAAGTTGGTTATGCTCTGGGTACATACATGCTGAACCAGAGTAAAATATTCTCGTATTATTTACACCTTTTACTTCATTAAACTTACGTTGCTCCTCAAGTACATTTAAATTAATACTTACAGAATTATGCATGATATCTGCATCGTTCTCACCAGTGAAAACGAAACCTGCACCACCCATATCAGCAGCAAATTGATAGATGTAATCAAAAGGTTCTTCCATCTTATATGGAATTTCATTATAGAAATTACCTTGCTCACCTTTAAACTTTAAAACACGGCGAACGAAATCTACATCTCGCAAGTCGCCATGTATAAATTCATTTGCTTCTGTCTTGGAAAATTCAGGGGACTTCAGATCAACACCCCGTACCCAATAACCTTCTTTACGCAGTCTCTTTACCATATGACTGCCTATGAAACCACCTGCACCCAATACCAATGCAGTTCCTTTATAGTCCCTCATACTCTTTTAGAATAATCGATCACTTTATTTAGTATAACAAAAAAAGGAGGTTATTGCAACCTCCTTATAATGAATTATGATGATGCTAGTAAATTGATTAGATGATCTACCTTCTCTTCAGGAGTTACATCTTCTGCTGCTATTGCGGCCGCACCTGCTGCGACACTACCTCCACCACCACTACTACCATGACTATGGGTTTGAAGTGCTGCTACTGCTGCTTCCAATTTCTGCAATCTTGATTCTACTTCCACATCATACTTCGACATGGATGCTCCACTAGAAGACTTTCCTGCTGTTCCTTTAAATGCCATTTTTTTACGTTGAACGGGTTTAATTATTTAGATCTAGGACCTTTATCACCAACATAGCATGGAACTCCTGCAGGGTCAAGCCACTTAGTGTACTCAAAATCCTCTATTGCAGTTGTTAATTGCATTCCATTATCACAGAGATACATATCCTTATATCTCTTGGTCCACTCATCTACCTTTTGAATTCTGTAATCAGGACACCCATTTTCTAGAGTCCCACATTCAACATAACGGTAAGGATACCGTTCCATAATAACATTCATTTTACTTCAACTTCTGCAAGATCTTGTCTTAAGCACTCAATTACAAGACTGTAATCCCTTTCTGGATCTTCACCATCTAATACTACTTCATTTTGATAAAATCTTTTAATCTTTTTATAGAGTTTAGGATTTTTTAAATCTAGAAAAATTTCTTTGTTTGCTGCTGCACGTAATGTGCTTAGATCTTTACTGAACTTTGAAGTTAGAGTCATTGCTCTGAATTAACTATACACTAATTATATGAGAAACCGAACGATGAGTCAAGCGTCGGATCCCCTTCCCTTAGTATATGATTCATAATAATCTTCCTCACCTAACGGTTTTGTATCTGGTGGATCATACTCGCACGGAAGAGTATCTGGGAAGTAAGGTTTTGCTTCCCTAATGTCAATTTTTTTCTTCATAGGATTAATTAAACCTTATTATGTATACAACTAACCCTGCCAAATCATATCAGGCATTGCTGCTGGTTGCTGTCTTCCTACAGTAAACATAAGAATGAAGTATCCAATAAACCAAATTACATTAAAAAGCCATGCTTGTCTATAAAGATACTTCCGTATACCCATAGAAATCACAACCCTTTTTACATCTTCTGGATTGTCTTCATCACCTCTTGCTCTGAAGATTTGTTCTATGATAACTGCAACAATAGTACCTATCACTAAAGGATAGAATACAAAGTTTGCAAAGGACATTAGTGCTATTAGAAAAGTCATCGTTTTAATAGTGCGGGAACATCTCCATCATCATCGTCATCATCTTCTTCTCCTTCCAATTCAGCTCTCAATACTTCTATACGTGCTTGAAGATCTTTATATGATTCTATATCACAACTAGCAGGTTTCTCATCAAAATTTACACCCATCAATTCTGTACCAGGTTCTACACCTTCCATCTCAGGATGAACTCTTTTAGTAACCTGTGTTGTCCAAGTACCAGTCCTATAATTTTTCATAGGTTCAGAAGTACCAGCACTCCACATCAACCACAATGCACCACCAAGAAGTGATAGAGAAATGACTAGAAATATTATTACAGAAAAGTCATTCATCATCTTCACCAGGATGACTGAGTAGGTAAACCCACACGGCTCCTAACATCATGATACAAAATATCCTGATTGAATCTGCATTAACAACAATAGTTCCAGTCATCGTCTTGGGATATATCTTTGTGCCTTCTGTGCTGTGTCTTGTACCATCGGCATTATATCACTCTCTACTTTATCTATAATATCATCAATCACATTAACATCTAGATCCATGAATGGTGGGATTATTCCTAAGATTCTTAACAATCCATCAAGGAATAATGCAAGACATATAAAACCAAGGATCATACTAATGATAGTTGCTTTGAAGTTATGATCTGCCATTGACTTCTCATCAATAGCTCGTGCTTCTTCTAAAGCATCAGCAATCATTTGATCTACTTCTGCTTTCGTATAGAAGTCCCCTATTATCGGGATGTCATGTCTGTTTGGAGGAGTCATCGTACCTCAAAATCGAGTTTCCTCACTTTACGTTTACGTCTCTCCTCTTGCCAAGCAAGTTCTGATGGAGATAGTGCGTCTTTCTTTACCTTTTCACTAGTTGATTGTAGCATGATAACTCTAGTTAGGTCAACAGCTGTTACACTATCACCTTTTACCGTCATCATGTTAGGACATCCACATGATTTACTCTGACTTGAACTAGTCAGTTCCTTTCTACAATCTTTACACTGTACTACTAACATTTTTCTGTACCTAATTTACTCTCCCGTAATCGTCTGATAATCTTATGATGTCATCTTCATCACATTTACCACGTTGTACTTCAATAAAAAGTACACCGTTCTCTCCACCATCAAGACGATGAATTGCTTTCTTTGGAATATATGCATATTCCCCTGGTCTTATTGTAGAAGAAATATCACCTTGTGTAATTGTACCAATACCTTCTACAATAGTCCAATGTTCCTCTCTGTGGTTATGATACTGGAGAGAAAATCTTTGTTTTGGGTATACGAATATTCTTTTTACCTTGCACTCAGGTTCATCCAATAGAACTTCATATGTTCCCCACGGCCTTCTAATCATTATATATCATTCCTCTGGTTTCTCGACGATTTTAGTTCCAGATGAAATGATTTCTATAGAATCTTCATCCTCTAGTTCAATCCACTCCTCAAATTCAGCATAGAGTGCAATCTTATCCCCAACAGGTTCTGCTGCTTCTATCTTATCAACTGCCCAATCCCTTACATTATCAACAATCTCATCCGTCTTGTCCAATCTCATAATAGTCTTTTCTGAAGTATCTTGAGAGGATGTTACTATTGTAGTACTTCGGTGTTCCGTCGCTAAGTGATTCAGTGAGTACTCCTTTAAGAAAGAGTTGTCTCGTCTCTTCGAAGTTTGTTTTGCCAGCTGTTTTATGTAAGCTGAGCATAACTCTGCTAAAGTTACATCTACCCAGTTGTTGAATCTCTTCTTTAAGTTCTTCAGACGATCCATAATAATTCTTCCAATCAGATTCAGATTTTACTTTCCGTTTTTTACCCCGTGGAGTTCTAAACTTCCAGAAATATTTACGGCCGATGTACATTCGCCCGTTCGTGTTATTTGTAATACAGTAGACGAAACCGAACTTATCGTCAATATCGTTAGAAGTAAAAGTTGTACCTTGATATAACCAGGGGTTTTCATAACTTCCTTCACCCACTGCGGCCGCTGTGGTGGTTTCCACTTTCCAATTCGTACAGTCATCTTATTTAGATCCTCCAAATATTATTACAATAATCTCGTATAGAACGATCTGATGAAAAGAATCCTGACCGTGCAATATTTAGAAGTGACATATGATTCCACCTCTCGCGTTCTTTCCAAGCACTATCTACTCTATCCTGTGCATCAAGATAATCAGAGAAGTCTGCAAAAACACAGAAAGGATCATGATTTAACAAATTATTAACCAAGGGTTCAAACATTTCTTTATTACCATGACTGAAATGACCAGACTTAATAAGATTAACTGCTTCCCAAAGTTCTGGACTCATATGATCCTGAGGATGATATCCATTCTGCCACAAATCTGATATCCCTTTCTCATCGTGACCAAATAAGAAGAAGTTTTCTTCACCTACAAGTTCACGTATCTCCACATTAGCACCATCAAGAGTACCAATAGTTAAAGCACCATTCATTTGGAACTTCATATTACCAGTACCAGATGCCTCCTTACCAGCAGTAGAAATCTGTTCTGATAAATCAGCAGCAGGATATACAAGTTCTCCCAACTTAACACTATAGTTTGGTAAGAACACTACACGTAACTTACCATCCATATCAGGATCAGTATTAACTACATCAGCAATATGACAAATGAACTGAACAATATGCTTGGCCATATAATATCCAGGTGCTGCTTTACCTCCAAAGATCACAGTTCTTGATACCACATTATACCCATTCTTAATGCGAAGGTATTGATAAACAACCCATAAAGCAAGTAAATGTTGTCTCTTATATTCATGTATTCTCTTAACCTGCACATCAAACATACTAGAAGGATCTACAGAGATCCCCAAGTTATTAAAAATATAATTTGCAAGATTATGTTTACCAACAATTTTTGCTTCTCCTAGTTTATCCAGTAATGCAATATCATGTGAACTACGTTCCAAATCTTTAAGGGATTCCATATTAGTAACCCACTCTGGACAATAGAAATCAAGAACTTCTGCTAATGCTGGATTACAAGATGCTACCCATCGTCTAGGAGTTACACCATTAGTTACATTAGTAAACTTATGAGGCCAAAGATCATAGAACTCAGGCATCAACTGAGTCTTAACTAACTCAGAATGTAATGCAGCAACACCATTAACATGATGAGAACCAACAGTAGCAAGGTGTGCCATACGAACAGACTTATTACCACTTTCATCAATGATAGACATCTTCTCTAGCATTGATTCATCAGCAGGATAATGAAGTCTTACTACCTGTAAGAACCTACGATTAATTTCATAGACTATCTCAATATGTCTTGGTAGAAGTGTCTTAAACAATTTAAGATCCCACTTCTCTAATGCTTCAGGAAGAAGAGTATGATTTGTATATGCAACAGACTTACTAGTAATTTCCCATGCTTCATCCCACTCAAGATGTCTTTCATCAACTAACAATCTCATCAACTCTGCTACTGCAATAGAAGGATGAGTATCATTTAATTGTACTTGCCAATGATTCGCAAATTCATTTACTGGTATATCTCTTCTATCCAAACTATTAAGCATATCCTGAATAGAAGCACTCACAAAGAAATGTTGTTGCTTTAATCTAAGTTCTTTACCTTGGTCTGTACCATCATTAGGATAAAGAACCTTGGATATAGTTTCAGACTGAACACCCTGCTCTACAGATCCTAAGTAATCTCCAATATTAAATGCATAGAAATCAAATGTTTCAGTAGCATCTGCTCTCCATAACCTCAAACGATTACAAGAGTTTACTCTATATCCTATTTGTAAAACATCATAAGGAACAGCAACTACCTGCTCTGCTGGAACCCAGCGAACTCTATTATTACCCCTATCAGAAATATAATGTTCTACCTTACCACCAAATCCAACTAAAACTGATTCATCTGGTTGACATAGTTCCCAAGGCCACTCACCATGCAACCAATTATCAGTAACTTCCATCTGCTGATTATCTCTAATAATCTGCTTGAAGATACCATACTTATACCTTATACCATAACCAGTAGCAGGTACTTTTAAAGTCGCAAGGGAATCCATATAACAAGCAGCCAATCGACCCAAACCACCATTACCAAGTCCAGGTTCCTCTGCTACATCCAATATCTGATCTAAGGATTGTCCATATTGTTCTAATGCTTGCTTTGCTTCATCTCTTATACCCAAACTAATAAGGTTATTATTTAATTGTGGTCCAATTAAAAATTCTGCTGATAGATATGCAACTTCTTTATTAGAAGGTGTTTCATTAGATAACCAATAAGTCATCATCTGATCTCTTACAGCATAACTTAATGCCATATAAAAATCATGCGATGTAGCAATCTCAGGTCGTTTTCCTAATGTGTAAAATAAACGCTCATTGATACCATTATAAAGATTGTTTGTCATTACAATTTAAATCCAGAGAAAGTGTCCTTTTTAACGTCTTGTTTGATACCACCAACAACATAAGATTCTACCTCTGTTTCTTGTGGTGCTACCTGAAGTCCTTTAGATGATATCCAATGTTGTGTCCAAGGAAGTGGATTATTTCTCATAGGAATATCATACGCTGGTTTGAGACCTATTGCCTTAAGTCTCTTATTAGCAATCCATTCAACATACTGCTGCAGTAACTTATCATTTAATCCTATCATACTTCCATCTTTAAACAAATAGTCTGCCCATTTCTTTTCTTCATTTACACACTTATCAAACATTTTATATGTCCAATCCTCTTCTTCCTTCATAATCTCTACCATCTGAGGATCATCACCCTTCCTCCAATTGTTTAATATTGTTTGGGTGAGTACGAGGTGTTGGTTCTCATCTCTAGCAATGAGGGAGATGATCTTTGCACTGCCTTCCATAAGTTTAAGCTCACCAAAGGCGAAGCTACATGCAAAACTAACATAAAAACGAATACCTTCCAAAATGTTAACATTAGCAACTGCCCGATAAAGTTTTCTTTTTAAATCTTTTAATGACCACGCTGATGATGGAGATCCTCTACCACTGTCAGTCCACATACAACCAGAACCCCATTCCTGTGCTTCTCTAATAAAAGTATCATAAGATTCCGTAACACTCTTAGCACGTTCTAAAATTCTTTCATCCTTAATAATAGTATCAAATACATCAGAAGGATTTGAATAAACATTCTTAATAATATATGTGTAAGAACGACTATGAATCATCTCCATAAATCCCCACACTTCCATACATGCTTCTAATTCTGGTAGTGAGCAATAAGGTAAAAATGCCATACCAGGAGCACGTCCCTGAACACTATCAAGCATAATCTGATACTTCAAATTAGAAGTATAGATATGTTTTTGTTCTGGACGAAGTAATTGATAATCTCCTCTATCTTTCTGCAATGAAACCTCTTCAGGTCTCCAGAAGTATCCTAGTTGCTGAGTAGTTAATCTATCAAATACTGGATACTTATAAGAATCATAACGTTGTACACCAAGGGGTTTCCCAAAAAACATTGGTTGTTTTTTAGTATCAACTTCTTCAGTATTGAAGACAGTCATCCCTTGAATATCAGATTGCACAGGACTCACAAGTTTCCTCCTCAGATGAATTTAATTCACTTAATAAACTTTGTAATTTAGTTTTACCTTGTATACCAACTTCTTCTACATTATCATGCCATCCAATAGGATGTGCAGGTTCATCATCACTCTTAAGATCATTTGTATTCTGATAATAAGATGTCTTCCAACCGTACTTATATGTAGTTAAAAGATCATTAGCCATTACAGAAACAGGTACTTCATTGTCTGGATAATTTTCTGGATTGTAACTCCAGTTACCAGAAATTGCTTGGTCAAAGAATTTCTGCATCACTGCTACTATTTTAATATATCCATCGTTATTTTGCATCTCCCATAACAAAGTGTAATTATTCTTTAAACTAACATAGGAGGGAACAACTTGCTTAAGAGGTCCTTTCTTTGATTTCTTAATGGACAAGTAATCTCTAGGAGGTTCGATTCCATTTGTTGCGTTTGACACAACGGAACTGCTCTCCGAAGGCATTTGTGCGGACAATGTTGAGTGCCTAAGACCGTATTCGGTGATAGATGCCCGTAAACTATCCCAATCATGACTCAATTCCTCGCTACAAATGTCATCTACATCACGTTTATATGTATCAATTGGTAGTATTCCATCAGCATACTTAGTCCTACCAAAATCAGAACAATGACCTTTCTCCTTTGCAATCTCATTAGATGCTTTCAGAAGATAGTATTGGAATGATTCAGATAATCCATGAACAGCATCCCATGCTTCTTGAGAATCATAATTAAATCCCAACTTAGCAAGATAATGTGCTAAACCAATAAACCCTACCCCAAGTGATCTACGTGCTTTCGTAGCACGTTCTGCCGCTACTACGGGATACTCTTGATAATCAATCAACTCCTCCAATGCACGAACAGAAAGATCACAAAGATCCTCCAACTCCTCATCATTTCTAATCTTACCCACATTAACTGCAGAAAGAATACATAAAGATATTTCACCTAAGTGATCATCAATATGACTAATAGGATATGTTGGTAGAGTAATTTCTTGACAAAGATTACTCATAAAAATTTGATCTTTAAATGAAGAGTGACTATTACAATGGTCAATATTCATTATGTAAATACGACCAGTCTCTGCTCTCTCCTTTAATAGATCTAATATTAATTCTTGTGCTCCAATTGTTGACTTGGGGACTGATTCATCTGACTCGTAACGAACATATAAGTCATCAAACTTATCGGTCCCAAAACTCTCATACAAACCAGGAACATCATGAGGGGAAAATAACGTGATGTCCTGATCTTGGATAAAACGCTCATAAAATAACTTACTTAACTGGATGGAGTAGTCGAGTTTTCTGACTCTGTTGTCGTCGGTTCCTTTGTTGTTTTTGAGGACGATGATGTCTCTGATTTCTTGATGCCAGATAGGAAAGTGGACAGTTGCTGATCCACCCCTGATGCCGTTCTGAGTACAGCATCGAACAGTGCTCTCAAATTTTTTGAGGAAGGGGACCACACCTGTGTGTTGTACTTCGCCGCCACGGATTCTACTGTTGATCCCTCTGATTCTCCCTGCGTTAATACCGATACCAGCCCTCTGTGCAACGTATTTGCCAATAGCCATATCAGAACTAAAGATACTATCGAGGGTGTCATCGCTATCAATGAGAACACAAGAAGCAAATTGACGTATTGGGGTCCGTACCCCCGCCATGATCGGGGTTGGGATGTTGAGTCGGTGTCTGGAGATTGCGTCGTAGTATCGTCTGACATAATTAAGCCTCGTTTCTTTAGGATATTCTGCAAAGATCGTCAATGCGATCATAATGTACATAAACTGTGGGGTTTCATATACTCCACCTGTACTTCTGTCTTGTACAAGATATTTATCAACTACTTGTCTTAATCCAGCATATGTAAACAAAAAGTCACGTTCGTGATCTATGTATCCATTTGCTGTATCAATTTCTTCCTTAGAATACTTATTGAAAATTTCTTTATCATACACATCTATGTTCGTACAGTTATAAATGTGATTCTCAAGATGAGGTAACTCCCTTGATCTACCATAAAGACTTTTTCTAGTAGCAAATAGCAGCAATCTTGCTGCAACAAATTGATAATTTGGGTTATCTAAAGTGATAAGATCACTTGCACTCTTAATAAGTATCTCCTGGATTTCCTGTGTGGTAATACCATCATAGAGTTGGATACCAGATTGGATCTCTACTTGAGAAGCAGAAACACCTGTAACACCTTTACAGGCCTCTTCTACCATATTATGGATCTTATCTAGATCAAGAGGTTCTACCCCTCTACCATTTCTTTTCTTAACGCTGATGCCGTTACTCATATTCGTTTCCAGGTGGTAAATTTGAGATTTGCTTCTAACCCGCTATACGTACTTGATTTTAGCACATCCATAACATCATGTCCAGCAAGGACCATATCATTAATATCTTTTTCCTTTATATTATTGGGCCATATGACCACCGACTTATCATTTCGGATGCATCCTTCAATACGACGGACAATTTCTTTATTACGGGGTTCATTATCGTAAACATAGATAAGGTCACATGTTTCAAGACACTCAAGGTCACCGTCGCTCCCACATAAAGCCACGCTATTACTAACAAAATTGCTGTCAAACGGTCCTTCGACCACGTAGATTGGAAATTTTCTATTGATACTGTCAAGTCCATAAATTTTCGGAGCCTCCTCATCAAACATTATAGTAATATATTTAACAGAGTTAGGGCCTAGAGCCCTTCCCTGTATCCCAATAACTTGATTCTCATATATTAGAGGAATAATAATCCTCGGTTCATCATATTCTATATTATCAAATTTTAGTACTAAAGTATTTACCCACCTTTTAAAAGTAGGTGTATAGTAAAAATTCTTTGGTTCTAATGATCTCTTCTCAAGATAATCCTTAGCAACCTGAACATCTGATGCTCTTGGTAAATCAAGTTTAGGTTTAAATTGTGGTGGTTTAAACTCAAACGTTGGTTCTTCTACTACAGTATTCCGCCCAGTCTTACCACCCTTAAATCTTTCAAAGACATACTGTTTATGAACAACAGGATCTAATGTCTTTATAAAGTTACTAAGGGTCATCGAAGCACCACAATTGTGACACCTGAAATTTACATCTGCTTTTACACCATATAGATATCCTCTTGTCTTACTCTTATTCTTCTGCGAGTCTCCACAGATAGGACATCTAAAATTATAAAGATCTGACTTAACCTTTTTAAACTTCTGCAGTCTAGGCGATATAAGACCTATAAATTTGGAATCAACTTGATCCATTCACAACAGACTACTTTGAGTCTATTATACTAACTTCTGCTTGTGATGTCAACATAGAACCAACAACCCTTTGGCCAATAGGAGATACTACAAAACTAATGATAGCAATTGCACCAGCAATCGTCCACATCTTCTTCTCCATTAACCGAAGACGGTCATCTACAAGGCGAATATCTCTCTCACATCCTGCTTTAATCTCCGCACTCTGACGGTTAACTTCTCTGTGAACCGAGTCAATCTTCTCAAATAATACTGCATCTATCCTGTCCTGTTTGTCTAATTTTTCATCATGGACAGCAAGCATCTGTCCCATCTTTACAGAATTATCCTGCAAAGATTCTATTACTCTTTCTAATCTATCTAGTACCGCTTCACTAACTCTCATTTTTCGGTTTCCAATTCTTTCTTATTCCTCGCGTCCAAATATACCTCTTCCTCTTCTTCACAGGAGGATCATCTGGAGGAGCACCAGCAATTCCACCATTACCCATACTCATAACGGGACCTTCTTCCCTAATGAAATCTATTATCTTGTCAAGTACTTTCTTTTTCATTGTAGACTCTATTAAGTTCCTTCAAACATTCCAAGTCAACTACTACATCATGCATTTGAGTTTTTGGATACTCTGGAAATCTATTTAGGAATATAACAAAAGTCTTCATCACAGGCCATAATTCCTCATCAATCTTAAAGAACAACATTGGAGTTGTTGCTTCACCAAAAATATTATAGAGAATAATAAAATGATTTAGCAATAAGTGTGATTTAAGAACCCCAGTATTCTTATACCTCTTCAGTAATCTTTTAATATACTTAAAGTGATTAAGATCCTTATCAAAGTCCTCTTTCGTTACTGCTTGCGGATTTTCATAATTTTTAATAGCAAACAGGATGAAGTTATCATCATTCAATTCATTAAAAATCATATCATAAATTTACAAAGGAATTAGTTAGCAGTCTCTATGTTTGGATATGCAGGAGCATTACCTGTTGTGATACCAGACATAGCAACAAGAATTTCTTTCTTAACTCTTAGAGCACCTGAACTATCTATGTATGTCTGAACACCAACCCATCCAGCACCTGTGTCGTATACGGTTCCATTTGCATCAGTGGACTGAACTGCTGATACACCATAAACGTGTGATGAATAGTCTGAATTTCTTTCACTATATTTACTATCCCCTACAACAAAATCAGGTTGCTGACTTCCTTGAAAACTAGTTCCAGCGATTGCTGCTCCACTTAAGTTAGCAGTTGAACCGATTGTTAATGATGTTGTACTTGCAATACTGGCGACAACAGCATCTCCAAAGAAAACACCTGGTTTTGTCTTAACGCCAAAACTTATGGTATCACCTACTTGAATCTTTCCTGATTCACCAAACAAAGTTCCTGTCTGCCCAGTAAGTGCTCCACCAGTTACAACCCTAGTAGCATAGTTCAGAGATACTGAACCAGCAGTACCAACATTGTCGTTATTTCCCCAAAGTGCCATGTGTCTACTTCCGTAAAAGATTTCTGTGCTAATGAATATTTATAACCTGAATATCTTACACTGCTCCTAGTCTCATCGCTTTGCGAACCCTCGCAACAAGTTGATCATCTACATCATTATCAGTAGTTTGTACGTACTCTTCCATCATCTGAACAGCGAATTCCTTCATCTGTTTCTTGAAAACTTTACGCACGAGCATAAGTAAAACGGGTTTTATTAACAAAAATAATAATGTCATGAGTAATGTTTCACCGCTGCATCATAGTAGTCACCCATGTTATGGTCTGCGACCCCATCAAATCTTGTGTTGTGCTCATCCTTAAGTTTAATAACTGGATGAGTATGAACGAATCCAGCAATCCAAGGAGGAGTCTTTGGAACAATATCATCGCCGTGTACAAACCTATAGTGTTCAAGATCCTTAATCCTCCGTTTCAATCTACGTCCACCAGGTCTTGGTGAACCAGCAGTAACAAGTGCAACATTTCTATTACCAGATTCCCAGAGCAAATCAGCAATACAAGTTGCTGTTGCTCCACCTAGTGAATGACCTGCAATAACAAGTTTCCTTTCTGGGTTCAATCCTTCATAGGCAACCACTAGTTCTGCTAGTGTCCTATTAGCATTGTTCTTAAAACCTCTATGACAATCATCTCTCTTGATAAGAAACTTAAGATTAGTTACCCAATCAGTTGTCTCATTGGTTCCCTCTACTGCGAGAATAGTATGATCTGCACATTTTCTACTGACTAAAAAGTCCTGAGTATGTGGATATACATCCCTACAACAACGAAGTGCTTCTAAAATCACTTCCTTTGGTAAGGTCATTATTCAATTGCAACTAACTTATATATGAGTTTTAAATTCCTCCCAAGCAAGTTTGGGTCCTTTTAGTTTACGTTCTGCTGCTGATTTCTCATTAGGATTCTTATTATCCTTTGCAAGATTACGAATCTTAGCATCTCTTTTTGCTTTCCTATGCTTTTTAGGATCTATATCAAATGAACCTTCATTAACATCTGTATTACCACTATCATTTGTTTTCTTATGCAAAGTCTTATATCTATGTTCTCTTGCTACCTTAGTTTTCTTTAATTCAGTATCTCTCTGACCATAACTTGCTTCTTCTTTCTTAACTTTTTTCTCAGGCAATCCTTTATGCTTTGTCTTAGCAAATTTCTTAGCATCTTTTACACTAATATCATCAGCAACATCTAGAACTTCATCTGATGGATTCTTCATTTCACCCTTCTGGGCAGCACGAACCATCCCGAAGAATCGTTGTTGTGCTTTTGATTTTGCCTTTTCGCTAAGTTCCACGGGTATCCATCATAGATGCGTCTGCACGTTCCTTATCCCAACGACGCTTCTTAACAATTTGTTCTGGAGATCTACGTGCTCCATACTCACCTGCGACTGGTGGTTTCTTACCCTTCTCTTTCTTACGCTGTCCTTCTGGTCTACCATAATCCTTACGAATCATTCTCTGGACTGATTGCAATGCTTTATCACCACTACCACCAGTCTTAACTGGACTACCTGCCCTCTTATTCAGAGAACCAGTTGCCTTACCAGTTTCCTTACCATAACGATTCAGTTCAGCAATCTCATAATGATCTCTTAAATCATCTGGTACAAGATCTACACTACCAGAAACTTTATCAGCATACTCTTGTCTTGCCTTCTGTCTTCTTAATCTAGCACCTGCATCCTGTGCTTTTTGTGGTTTTCTTTCTTCTTCTTTCTTCTTACCAAAGACCCTTGACATAGCCTTCTTGAAGGTACTTCTATCTTCAAGAAGTTCTAATTCTTCTCTGGTTAGTGCTTTCTTAACTGCACCACCTACACCTTTAACAATTTTCTTTTCTTTAGCAGTTGGTGAAATACCTTTAACAAAGTCCTTACGATGTTGTGAATGCTGTTTGGCAGTTGTCTTTGCTGTCTTAACAACCTTTCCAACTTCAGTCTTTGCTTTTCCTACTGCTGCTTTATGTCTTTCAACACCTTTCTTATATGCAGTAGCAATCTTACTACGAAGACCTTCCTTAGATGGTTTCTTCACAGGTTGAGTTTTCTTTACCTTGGCAACTGCTTTAGTTACCTTCTTAGTAACTGGTTTTTTAGGTGCTGCTGGTTTCTTTGGTGCTGATGGTTTTTTAGGTGCTACTGTTTTTGTAGGTGTTACTGGTTTCTTTGGTGATACTTTCTTTGCTGCTGGTTTCTTCTTAACAGCAGGTTTATCATCATCATATACTGTAACATCAGTTTCTTTCTTAGCATATGAAGGAGCATACTCTCCTTTCTTTGATGCTTTCTTTGCAGCATCAGACTTATCAACTTCTGCTTTTACTTTTTCATAAGACTTTGCTCTAACAGAAGCCTTTCTTGCTGCTCTTTCTTCATTGAGTTCTACTGCACCACCTTCAATAAAATCAACAAAATCATCAAGACCAATATCCTCAATGAGTTGTTCTAAACCTTCCTCATTAATTCCTTCCTCAAAGAAATATTCAACAGCACCTTCTATATCTGGTTGATAAGATGCAATAATACCATCATCACTACCACTATTAACTGCCATCATCTTCATACGAATGATGCGTTTCTTTAACATATTCTCTTTCTTCTTAGTCCTCTCCTCTTTATTATCAGCAGCACTATTTCCATTTGCTGCTTCTTTATCATCAACTACTTCAGCAACCTCAAGTAAATGACCACCAAGTGCTTTCGTTAATTCTTCAGCACTCTCTTGGAATGAAGGATTAATCTTAATCTTATTCTTTACCTTCTTTTCTTTAACCTTTTCATTCTTTATACCATGACGACTATAATCGGGTGAAGATCCCACACCATCTGGATTTGTTTGTAATCCTGGTCCTGAGGAACCAACATACTCTGAAAGATCAGATCTCCAATCAGAAAAATCTTCTTCAACCTTCTTACCTTTCTTCTTTGCTGCTTTCTTTTTCTTATCAACTGATTGCCCAGTTATAACAACTCTTTTAGCAGGGTACTGTGATTTTATAATTGACCCAACATGTTGCTCATCTCCTGTATGAGTAGTCACCGCAAACTTGTGGGAACGACCTTTCTTATCAACCCATCTACCCTTAGTGGTACGTTTAGTATCCTCATCAATCTTATGATGATCTTCACCACAAGTTACACACGGAACCTTTCCACAATCACACTCACACTCTTTCTCTTCTTTATTAAGAACATATGCCTGATAGGTTGGAGACTTCTTCTCTACCTTACCACCTGCTCTTTTCTTTGCCTTGTTACCAGCACCCCTATCAGAATCAGGCCAATCACCTTCAACTGTTCTTCCTGCGTAATCTTTTCTTCTTTTATATCCTTTACCACCTAATCTTTCATCTATAGATACCTGCTCAAGATATACCTTGGAAATATCAGTTAGTGGATTTTTTGAGATACCTTGAACCATTATTATTTCCTAAGTTTATACTTATTTATGAATTCTTCCACATTAAAATTCTTAATCGAAGTACCAGGAACCTTATCCAGTACATTCTTTCTTGCACCACCAGTACCAACTAACATATTAGGATGAGTTTTATCTCTCATCTTACGTTCCATTTTCTTCTCAGTATACTCTGATAGATCATGTGTCCAAGACTTGAACATATGATTTTGTTCTGTAACCCAGATTAGATAGTTAGTTCCTCTACGAATAATTTCTCCAACCAATCCAGTATTCATATTTTCTACTAGATCACCAACATTAAAGATTTTCTTTCTGAAATAATTCTCACGTAATTCCTTTGGATATAACTTAGGTGCAACCATCCAAGGATCACTTTGTTCTTCAACCTCTTCTCCTTTCTTACCTTTCTTCTTACTTAATCCTTGACGTACTGCATCAAACAATGCTTGAGTATCAGCCTCATCAAAATCTTTGGGAAGTCCTTTCCTAAAAGTTTCAATGTCATCATCTAATACTGCTTGTCTTTGCTTGGTTGCAGATACTCCCTCTACACCTTCTGCACCTTCTTCACGGTCTCCTGCACTAATTGTTTTGATACCATCAGGGAAATCAAAATACTCTGAACCATTATACTCAACTGCTATCTTCTCAAACTCTGCAATTCTATCTGGACCTGCAACAATATTAACACTCTTATATCCTTCCTCATCTGCTGCAATCAACACATTAAAGATCGTCCTCATCTCAGGATCATTAATAATCTGTTCCTCATAATCAGGGAACATCTTCCTCATATAAGAAACCTTCATATCAGGAGGAATAGGATTCTTAGAATTATCTACAGTCCTTGAAGGATAAATCTTAAGATCTCCACCTGCTGATGCTTTCTCTGCTGCATCAATAAGTTTTGCGTGTCCTATTGTTGGAGGATTAAATCTACCAAATGCAAGAGTTAATGTATCAAGTGTCTTATGAAGATCACTCTTACCTGCTTCTGCTTTTGGTTTTCTTTCTACTGGTTGAGGTGCAGGTTTCCCTTGCTTATCATAAGTAGCAACTGGAGTATTAAGTCCTTTAGGTTGTGGGGGATCTTGTCCTACACGTTGACGCTGATTATAAAACTTTAACTTACCACCTTCTGTTTTTGCGACAAACTCTCCCTTCGAGTCCAACCAACCACCGTGGCCGTCACTCTTGAGGTTCAACTTCCTTGCTTGTTCCGATGCTTTAGAAGTTCCTGCCTCAGTTAGGAATCGAGTAAAGAGTTTCATATAATTAACTGTTATACTATATTTAGTGTAGTTAGGCCGCGCACTTTATATAAGAACCTGATAGCAAGTATGCTGATACAGTATTCTTTTTAAAAATAACAAATCCTTTTGATGCAGCATACATCCACATTCCTTTTAAAATATCCTCTTTTACTTTAGGTGGTAATGTGTTTGTTGTTGCTTTTGGATCAATCAACCAAGCCTGTTCATATGCTTGAATTTTAAATTTCATATATTTCATCTGAATTTGACTAAGAGTTACGTTATATCTCCAATCAGGATTTCTTCTTTCTGGTTTTTTTGAAACTTGTCTTTCTTTTGCTTCTGCCTTTAGAACTTCTGCCCACTGTCTTTTACCTAAAGCATTCTCCATAAAATCCTCCATCGTCGTATCACCATCCGACAACCATTCAGCATACTCAGCCCACATTTTTATATCATTAACAATACCTGTTGGGTCTTCATTCATTATATATTTTATATCTGCTCTTTTAGGTCTTCCTTTTTCACTTATCCTCACATCAAATCCAAGTTGTTCTCTAGTAAGTTCCTTACCTTGTTTAACAAGTGCATCTCTAGCTCTTTGTAAATTTGCATTATGAACCGTTGCTAATGTATCAAATACTCTCCAACTAGTAAATCCATGAGTCTTACTTACAGTATGCTTCCAAAAAACTCCTTTAGTAGGATTCTTCATTCCTGGTGGTGTATACTTTTTCCATAATTCCTTTCTTTTCTTATTTAAAGTTGTAAATCCACCCCTTCCACCTGATAATTTTGCTATCTTTGTTGATACTGAATAAGCAATTTTTCCTGCTTGAGCAGATTTAACCCCAAGATCTTTCAATTCATTAGTAACATCACCAGTAAGTTTTTCTACAGGAGATCCTGCTCTCATAGTAAAACTATATTGCCCTCCCATTCCAGTCACACCTTTAATACTAAACCAAGCTTTTGCTTCTTGAGTATTAGGTTTATATTCAAAATCTTTATCATATTCAACTCTTAATTTAAAATACTTCGCAACATCAGCAGGTTCAGATATTTTTGAAAAACTAACACCAGGATTTTCTTGCTCAGTAAGTTTTAATGAAATTGGAATAAACTCTTTATCAACAACACCTTGTGTTAGTGTTTTATTATATTCATATAAAACAGCCATTTGTTTCAGTATTTCTACTTTAGCTTGTGTTCTTTCCGCTTTTTGCTTTAATAAAAAGTTTTCTAAGTCATCAGTAAGTGTAGTATAGTTTCCTATATTAGTAACAAAATTTTGAATAATATCTTCCCATTTTCTTTCATCAGATTTATTTACAGCAACAAAATCTGCAGGATTCCATTTATCTGGAGCAAGTTTAATATTCTTATCAGCATATATCTTTACAGTATCAGCAAAGTCACCAAGATTTTGCCCATTAGCAGCATCCTTTATGTTCTTCAATATTGTACCAAATGTTTCTTTAAAATCTTTATGCGTACCTTTACCAGGAAATTGATCTACACGATAAAACTTGTAGTTATTTCCGCTGTATATATTATCAACCTTTAAAGATTTTGCGACCCATATTGAAGAATTAAGCCATTTATCTAAAAACGCCTCACCTTGGGGGTTATGAGCCCAAGTAGATAGATTTCTCTTTACTCTATCAGTAATACCAACATTATCCCAAATGATATCATTATCATCATGCTTTGTACTCTTAAACTTACCCTGAACCATTAACCGCCTCAGAGTAGTAATATCCAATTTATCACCCAATTTCTGATACGCAGCACAAGCTAAACACTGTAATGATTCCTGTTCTGCTGTATCTCCTTTAAAGGCCATCTAACTCTTAAAATACTTATCGATAACCTCAACTTGATCATGATAACGAGCAATCTTATCCAATTCTACTTGGATCGCTTCTGTAATATCTGAATGTTCACCAATACCTGCGGGATGTTCTAGATATACATTCACGTTCGCTCTATGCTTTGCAATTTCACCCTGAGCGTGGGCCTTGACTGCAGATAATAGTTGTTCGCGCATGTGTAACATAAATTCTCCCCCAATTATAACATACTAGGAGTTATTTATCCAACAGTATCTAAAGTTTGTTGTAGTGATTCTCTTTTCTTCTCTTGAGACTTCTCCTTTTCCATTCTCTTTTTCTCTCTAGACTTTCTTTGCTCCTCCTTATCATCCTTTTTTTCTTCTCTATCTGATTGTAATTCTGCTTTAATCTGATCCTTCATATCTTGCTTTTCTTTCTGTGCTGCTTTAGCATCTGCCCTTTGCTGTTCAGCAGATTTTCTTTTTGCTATCATATCAGCAATAGCCTGCTTTGCCTTTTGAGACATTTCAGCACGACGTTTTGCTATTATCTCACTAGAAGCAGCAGACTTTTGTTTATAAGACTGAACAGCATCAGCTGACCTTTGTCTCAAGGCTTGCCGACGCTGTTCTATATCTTCTGAAAATTGTCTAAGACTCTTATCTGACATTTGCAGCATACCATCTTTCAAAGTCTTCACGTCTCTTATCACCTCTTGGTGGCATAGGAGTTCTTTCTCCTCTTACCTTTTCAGTTCTGTCTCCACCTTTTTGAGATCTTCTTCTCTGACGTTCCTTTTCTTCACCACCTTCAGGGTCTCTTTGATAACCTTCTTCTACTTCAACAATCTTCCATAGTTCTTCTACAGAAAACTTACCAGACTCAACTAACTTCATAACAGTCTCAGAAGGTTGAAACTCTTCATAAGCATATCTGTCGTCAGACTTACTTGTATCACCCTTACTTGTTACTACCTTGTTAGCAATCTTCTCTTTATCCTTATCACTTAACTTTCTTCCCTGCCTCTTCATAGCACCAAGAACTTCTTTTTTCTTCTGTGTTTCATAACTTTCCTTATAACTAGCACCCTTACCTTTTGGATATGAACGATCAGGTTGCTTTACAGGTTCAGACTTTCTCTTTTCTCCAGATGCTTTATAAAGGCGAGATGCTTGTGCTGCTTTTGCCTTTGCCTTTTCAGTATCACCAGCAGATGCTGCCTTACCTCTTTCCACATCAGCTTTCTTAGATGCTCTTAGAGCAGTGTCAGCAGATACCTCAGTAACATTCATCTTTTGATAGATGGCGTTAAGGTCTGCTAATTCCTTCATTAAGCCCATGAGAGATTTTCCGATATTATTCTATATCTTATTTATATTACCAATAACCCACGAATTATATCCAAAACGTTCTATATGAAATTGAACTTCTGATGCTGCTTCTTCAGGAACTACTAAACAATATCCAATACCAAGATTAAATACCCTCTTCATCTCCTCTTCTGGTATCTCACCAGCACACATAACCTTACTGAATATCTTTGGTAATGCCCAAACATTATAGTCAATATCTGCAGTTAATCCTTTAGGTAAACACCTTAATAGATTTTCAAAAATACCACCACCAGTTATATGTGCCATACCAAGAATAGGAAACTCATCCAATAATTCTTTTACCAAAGGAGCATAGATTCTAGTGGGAGTAAGTAGTTCTGGTGTTCCCTCTCCAATATAACTATCCTTCCAAGAAATCTTATGTCTCCATAACATATCATTAATCAAACTATATCCATTACTATGAAGACCACTACTCTCTATACCAATAACAACATCACCTGGTTTAATCATTCTACCATCTAATATCTCACCTTCTTCTACAATACCAGTACAAAATCCAGCTATATCATAATCATTAGAAAAGCGACCATGTTCAGCAGTCTCTCCACCTATCAATTCTACTCCTGCTAACTCACATCCCTTAAGAATACCCACCATAATATCTGCAACATTATCATCTATCTTTTGGGTGGAAACATAATCTAAAAAGTATAATGGTTTAGCACCACAAGTAATTACATCATTAACACACATAGCAACGAGATCTATACCAATAGTAGTATAATCATTAGCAACTCTACATATGTTAATCTTAGTACCTACACCATCAGTACCAGAAACTAATATAGGTTTCTCGTATCCTGATGGTACACTAAACATTCCACCAAATCCACCAATAGCAGGTGCTTTCTCTTTGAGTCTTTCTACAAAAGCATTCCCTGCTTCTATATCAACTCCCGAAGATTTGTAGTCCATTAACCACCATCAATTTGGCAACCAATCATCGAACCTAAAACAGCACCACCAGGAATTGCCCACCATCTATCCTTTCCTCTACTACCAAATCCAGCAAGTCCACCACCTAGTAATGCACCAGCAACTGAACCATCTGAACAATCATTATCATCCACCTCATACTCTTCATATTTTCTAGTTCTGGTTGTATTCTCTGGTGTACTAATAATCCGAGTTCTACTACAAGGATACTCAATCGTATCAGTCCAAGACTTTATATAACCAGGAGAATCTGCTGTTCCTGGTACATACTCTTCTCTATATTCCTCTCTATAGCAAGTATTGGTTTCAGAATAACCAGATTGCTGATGATGTGCTACAGCAGGAGTACATGCAGATGTAGCAGCAATAAGAACTGCTCCTAATACACCACTGGTTTCTTTTTGCCAAAAGTTCATGCTTTTCTCCTATCTCCTTTTAGTATATATTGATGGGGTGCTCTGGTCAAGCATCATTATGACACTTTATAAATCGCCTTCTACACGATTCTCTGAATGGTGGACATCAAACTCACCACCAGGATACCTTGCTTTCAACTTATCAACATTCATTTCAATAATCTCATCAAACGTAGTATCAAGTGCCATACAGGCCTGTGCAAGATACCAGCAGATGTCCCCAAGTTCTCTCTTCATATGGAAAACATTATCTTCATTATAGGGTTTACCTTGAAGAACAATCTTCTTTACAACCTCAGTAAACTCACCTGCTTCAGCAGTTAATCCTAATGCAGCAGTTAATAACCTTGGAACATCAGCATCGTGCTCAACATCAAGTTCAGTAATACGAGCAAGTAGTGCTGCTAGATCTGTACTTGGAAGACTAGTAACTCCAGTAACAAAGTCCAAATATTTGTTAGTATCAACAGTCATAATACCTTTACCTTATCATATAATGAAACTACTTCTTTACTAGGATCTGGTATATGAGATAAAAGATCTCTCAATGCTACCACTTCTTCTGCAGTTAAAGTTAATCCTCTATTTGTTGTACTCGGTTCAATATTGGGTCTATAATGAGTCCCAATCGCGGGATATGGATCTTCCATGATTAAAATTTAAACTCGGAGAATGATTTCTTTGCTTTCTTTTCAGTATACTCTTCTTCTTGCCCATTGTCAACAATATCTTCCTGAGCACTCTGTTCACAGTCATATAACCTCATCTTTGCTCTATCAATACCCACCACAAATCTCTTATTCATAGTAGGATCATTATAACGATTCTTTAATTGCTTAACCAATATTTGATTTAAACTCTCCAATTCCTCAGTACTAATAAGAGCAAACATAAGATCAGCGGTAGCTGGAAGCCCAAAAGACTCACTGGTATCTGTAAGGTCAACATCGCTACTAGCAAAACCAGAACGAGTGGTTTGAGTAGCGGAAACGATTGGAACATTTGCTTCAACCGCAAGACCACGGAGTTCTTCTGCAATCGCTTTGATATACGAGTAAGAATTGACATTAGCGTTTCCACGGTATCTACTGGAAGCACATATATTTAAGTAATCTATGAATATAATATCTGGTTTAAAAGATTTCTTAAGTGCAAGTTCATTTAACAAAGATTTAAAATGACCACTATGTGCTGATGCAGTAGGATATTCTTTAATAATTAATTGTCCTTGAGTTTTCTGAGAAAGGTTTGTAACCTTAGTCTCATACATCTGCTTTGGAAGATCAGTTATATCTTGTATTGCGACATTAAGTAAATTAGCATCGATCCTTTCCGCAATCTTTTCCTCTGCCATTTCGAGAGTGATGTAAAGGACGTTCTTTCCCTGGAGCAAAGTTGAGCTTGCCACATGACACATGAATAGAGATTTTCCAACACCTGTCCCAGCAAGAGCAATGTTGAGAGTCTTATTCGGTAAACCGCCTTTCGTAACTTTATTGAAGAATTCGAGATCAAACTCAATCTTGTCTTCCTTCCTGTGGTACGATTCATACCTTTCTTCGTAGTCTTGTAAGTAGTCATGTCCTATATGATTATCGAAAGAAACAGCCAAAGCATCAGACAAAATGCTAGGAATAGCATCCCTTCCTTTCTGCTCCCCTTTTCCATCAGCTAACTGAATCGATTCCATCAGTGCCAAATATATAGCACGATCTCGACACCATTTCTCAGTAGTATCAACTAACCAATCAAACTCAGATGGTTGATCCTCTAAACTATTAATTAATGTAGTAATATCTTTAAAAGAACTATCATTAATATCTTGACGCTTTTCTGTTTCTATACAAAGGATTTCTTTGGTAGCAGGTTCATTATATTCCTGAACGAAACTAGATATCTCCTCAAATACTACCCTTTGATTAGTATCCTCAAAGTAATCTGCCTTAACAAAAGGAAGAACCTTACGAACATACTCCTCATTATGTAAGAGATTCCTAAGAATCAGAAACTCAACGCTATCCATCTATACTATGCTGCGGATTGTTTGGAGAATGGGGAACATCAAACACAAAGATAATTCTAGGAACATCACCAGTGTTAACTGTCCCATGAGGCATCTTATTATTAAACCACAATAATGTCCCTGGGTCAACTATAACACTTTCATTTCCTACAAAATATTGGTACTGACCTGTTATGGATAAATGGTATCTATCCTTATCCAAATAATATGTCCCCTCATCAATATGAGCACCCACTATCTCTTCTACAGGTAGAGACATAAATCCACAACGACGTATATCTGGAAAAGTCTTTCTCAGATATTTCCTAACAGCACTATGATGTTCATATGCAGGAGTCTTATTACATATCTCAGTATCACCTACATGTTCTCCTGGTTTATTAATACCACCTATTACCAGTTGAAGCACATCAACTGTAGTAATATATTCATGAGGATCTTTTATCTTAACGTTCTTAAGTTTCTGTTGAGATCCCCAATCACCATCATTCTTATCTAACTGTGCCTTAATCTTAGAAACATTAATATCCTTCTTTATTATTTTTATATTCTTCATGACCCATAACTAAACTCCTTCTGAGAAATCTCATCAAGAGCTTGCATCACTTCTGGAGTAAAGTACTTTTCTGGATTTTTATAGATCTCTTTACCATATACTTTCTTACCATCTATTTCATATCTACCAGCAACATTCTTCCACAGTCCTCCTATCTCTCCTAATTCTAAGAGACCATAATAACGATCAAGTCCACGTTCATCAAAATACAAACGTATTTCAACTTGCTTATTCTCTTTACTTAAACGCGACTTAGCAGTCTTAGCTTTGACAATATTTCCGACGACTTCTTTACCATCTTTCTCTTTTTTGCGGCCGAGATAGATGATCGTACTTGCTGCATACTTGAGGCCTGAACCTCCTCCCATTTCCTTAGTAGGGACGTAAGAACCAATGACATCGTAAGTGTGATTTGTGACTATAAGTGGAATGTTTGCTTGACCCAACTTCAAAGTAAGCATTCTGAATGCACCCTTAACCAATTGCGATTTGGTCATGTCCCGAACTTGCTTGTCGTTCAGTGCGTCCGTGATTTCTTTTTCTGTGGAGAGCATACCCAAAGAGTCTAACACAAACATACAAGGTTTGCGATCTTCTGTGGGCATTTGTAGATATTTATCAACTGCTTTAAGTGCCTTACTACGAAATTCCTCAATGGTTACTACATTAACAACAACCAATCTCTTTAGGTCAACTCCACGAGACTCAAGTAATCCTTTATTAACTGCGGCTTCAGTATCAAAATAGAGACAGTAACCATCAGGATTAGAATCAAGGAAGTTCTTAACCACTGCGAGCGAGAAAAAAGTTTTCCCAGTACTAGACTCACCAGCAATGGCAGTAATCTTATTAGAAGAAACGCCGCCAAAAATGGAACCGCTAACAAGTCCATTAAAGATGTACGAGCCGGTATCGACGAATTGTTCTGTTTCGTCGATGTCTGCTGCGAGTTGGGTGTATTCGTTTCCAATTTCTTTTACTATGTCTTTTAGAAAATCCATATCAAATGCCCAATAATTTACGTTGCCTATCAAAATAACCTTTCAATATCCAAGAACTACTGTTCTTTTTATACTCACCACCAATACCAAATTCAAATTTAACACGGGGGTTACTACCAAACTTTTCAAGTTCTGGAGTATTTTCTTTACCCCTATCACCTCCATTACAGAAAATTACTTTCTCTGCAATATCTAAACATTTTTCAATAGCACCGCAAGCAGAACCTGCCTCATCATCTTCCCAAGAAATAACTGCATCAACCATTTCTAGGTGTCTAATAATCTCAGCACGTTCTACCCAAGACTGAAAATATTGTCCCTTCTTATGGGTCAACCATTCTTCAGTATTCAATCCAACAACCAAATAATTAGAGAGATCTTTTGCTCTCTTAAAATATGATATATGCCCACTGTGTAATGGATCAAATCCACCAGTAACTAAACTAATTTTTTCAAAGAACATTAAATAACCATCCCATGTGATTCACGAAGTATTTTCTTATAAGGACCTCCTGGATTTGCATCCCGTGTTTCTTTAACCAATTTAAGTCTTTGATACAATGCAGTATCACCGCCAAGAGTCAATGCTCTTATAATTGTATCTAAATCTTTATCGTTAATAGGAAGGTCCATTAGGAAAAAAAGGATTCTAGGTTTACAGTTTTTTCCACGTTCCAGCCAATCGCATCTAAGATTGCTTTCAGTGGTTCCAAGAAGGCTTTTTCAAATTGTAAGTCATAATCAATGTACTTGTCAAGTCCAATTTCACACGGAAAATCCTGAATGAAAGAAATAATATTCTCATGAATAATATTTGGTTTCTTCAGGTAGCAGAATTTAATCTTTTCGCCATTCTGGATTAGTGAGTACTTATTATCCAACTTATGCTTCTTTACATAATGGTTGTATAATAATGCACCCCGTATATGTATAGGAGTTCCCTTTGAATATATTGTGGAATGTGCTTGATACTTAGTAACATTAGATGCAGAACGTGGAAATGATATATCTTCTGGTGGTAATGTTTTGAATTCCTTACGACACTTTTCAATAAAATCAATCACTTCATCTTCTGTTCCATTCATCATAATCTTTAGAGCATCCTTAATCATTGCTCTACATGGTGCAGGTGTTGAAGATTTAACTGCCTCAATACCCATCATCTTTAACTTAGGTTCTTCATATCTAACCCCTTCACTATCCCACACATTTAAAATATATCTTTTCTTCGCAGTCCATATACCTCTATCGGCAATGTTCTCACGTTTCATTTGCATCTTTTGGGCATAGGCGTTGACATACCCGGCCAACGCTTGGTAAGCACCTTCAATATAAGGTTCGAATTCATCTTCACACACCTTGTTAAGGAACCTAACAACGCCCTCACTAGTTTTCTCTCTCCCCTCGTATACACGTTCAACCAAAGGACCCAAATTAAGATAAATGGAATCAGTATCTGAAGCAATAACATAATCAACCTCCTCAGTTTTCAAAATTTTATTCAAATGATTATTCATCCGATTTTCTATCCAGCGAATAGATACTTGTCCAGACAAAGTAATTGCTTCAGCATTTGCTAACTTATAATACCTGAAGTACTGATTGCCGATAGCACCATAAGCACTGTTAAGAGAAATCTTCTTTGCCATTTGGATGTTGTTACACCTGGCAATCTCTTTTGTAAGAGCAGTCGAGGGTGTCTTCTCAAACTCCTGCTTCGCTGTGAGCATCCTCTTCTTAAATATAACACGTTCTTCATACATCTTCTCCATAAGTTCTGGGAGGAATCCCTTTATATCTTTTCGATACTGTGCTCCATTAGCACAAGTAGCATACTCACCAGTAATCTCTATATCTTGATTTAGAATCCCCTCAACGCTCGCGCTGGAATGTCTAGTCTCCCTGAGGGTTTCTGGACTGATATTATATTGCATAATAAGATGAGGATACAGGCTATTGAGGTCAAAAGACACAACCCAATCATACTTTCCCGGCTTCGGTTCCTTGACATATGCTCCTGCGTATTTTTCGTTTTTTTGTGACCTATTCTTGGGAGGAATAACAATGTTCCTCTTCTTCAAATAGTTATAAATGATCGTATCCCACATCCGAACCTGATAGAATACATCGTTGTAATTAACCTTAGCATCATATGCCATAGTTAACGCCAATTCAATCAGTTTCATCTTGTCTTCCAAACGGTCAACAAGTTCAACGTCGATTATATTATACTCAATAAACTTCTGCCAACCTTTTGTATAGAAATCCTTAAAAGTATCATACTCGCTGTGATCTAATTTTTTCTGCCCTAATTCAACACTAGCAATATAATCTAATCGATATGACTCTTGTGCTTTATAAGTAAACTTCTTATAAAGATCAATATAATCTAATTGGGTTACACCACCAACATCAAATACAGTATGAGTACGTCCCATAATATGAATTTCACCTTGAGACACAAGTCCCCAAGGAGAAAATCTCTTCATTAACTTTTCACCTAAGACACGCTCAATACGTTTACAAATATATGGTATATCATATAACTGTATGTTCCATCCAGTAATCACATCTGGAACATCCTGCATCCAATAATTAATAAAACTTGTTAAAAGATCATACTCAGTGGGACAATGATGATATGTTACATCCTTGCGATTATTCTGAAATGGTTTGCTTCCCCAAGTCGTAATCTGTTTTGTCGTATAGTCTTGGATACTGATAGCAAGGATCTCTTCCACGCACGATTCAACATCAGGGAACCCTTGCTCAGACGCAACTTCAATATCCAGAGTAACAAGTTTAATCTTGCTGATGTCAAACTTGATCTCATCCTCAGGATATTTCTCTGAAATATACTGGTAGATGTAACGGTCATTACCATATATCTCGAATCCCTCCACATCCTCGTATTTCTTATAAAACTCCCTACAATCTCTGACTGTTCCTGGATGAATTGATTCAACGCTTTCTCCATTCAACGTTTTATATTTAGTCTTCTTCTTAGACTTAACGAATAGAGTAGGGAAAAACTCATCCCTATGCTCATATCTCTTTCCATTCTCAACTCCTCTAACAAGGAATTGATTCCCAATCAATTGTACATTAGTGTAGAATTTCACTTAATAAGTTTTTCGTATTTCTCAAGTAATGTTGGTTTTGGATCGACAAGAGTTAGTATCTTATCTGATGATAACATAAATTCATTCTGATTGGTACAATCCACCAACCAAGGAGAAAGAGTATCTTGCTCCCCAACAATATATGGTTCAAGCAATTTACAATCAGGTTCTCCTGGAATTGCTGCACCAACTTCCTCAATCTGTGAGACCAGCTTTAGGTTGTTCGTCAGAATTATCAGTTGTATCGGTTTCTTGTCCATCGTTTAATACTTCCTTTTGGTACATTTCTAAAACTTTTTCTACTGGAGTTACCATAGTAACAACCCAATCAGTACTAATGGGAATTAACTTCTCTCGTGCTAAAGGCATCCAAGGATGCATCCTAATAGAAACTTCCTGCTCATCATCACTTGTAGGATCTTCAGAAGCTCTTAATGTAACAACACAAGGTCTTGTAAGAAAATAACCAATAACTTGATCAGTATCACTAACCATTTCTTGCACATCAGCAATGACATCTTCACCAGATTTCATTACCAAAACCTTAATAGTCATAATCCCTTCATACCTCCATACATTTTAACAAGAAAAAAGGCAACCGTCAAGGTTGCCTTTCCATCTCGAACTCAATTGTATTTAGAGCCAGTCTTTTCTGGCATGATGCTCAGGGACAATCTTTCCTACTGTAACAGTAAGTAGTCCATCCTCAAATTCAACTTTCTGTACCTCTGTATCATCAGTGATACCCCATGTTCTTTGGAAGGATCTTTGAGCAAGTCCTTTAAAGATTAACTCATCTTTATCATCTTTCTTCTCTTTGTTCCCCTCAACAACTAGTTTACCAAACTCAGTGTAAACCTTAACTTCTTTCTTTTTGAATCCAGCAAGAGCAACCTCAAGTCTGGTTTCTACATTGTTTACCTGAACTATGTTGTAAGGTGGATAGTTCTCTGTTCTTGTTTCATTGAAAAAACGATCCAAATAATCGTCCATTCCAAATCCGTTGCGTCTTATCGTTTCCATTAATTCTGGAAGATTCGCAGCGTGATACCTTGCTAGGTTAGTCATGATAGCCTCCTTTAAAAGCGAGATTTAGTTGTGATGTCCCTTTCGGCGACACTACTATTTAAGCAAAGACTATCTAAAATGTCATTCGTGAATACCCTCTAATATGGTTCGGGTCTCTTCCCAATTTTTAACATGGTACGTATAACCGCCCATATTTTTTACTGCTTCCCCTAAAGAATGATCATTTCCACCTGGTTCCATCCTATCGCCAAAGAAATATAGTTCATCATTCTCAGAAAAATCTCTCAATATTTGACTCTTATCACTACCCCAAGGTCCAATATCAATACCAGTTTGACCACCAAGAGCAACAGATAAACCAGGATAATTACTTCTAAGTCTGTCTGCTATATCTGCTCTCTCATTAGTTTCCTTATCCCATTCCATATATTCCTTTCTACCAAGAAAAGGATCCTTTGCTCTACCTAGAATACTAAAATTAACCCCACCAGGTCTCCTTTCAATATGATTTCCATTACGCATAATAAATTGACTATAATCTAATTCATCATACAAAAACCTTTCCACATCCCAAGGTAAAGTCCATTCATCTCTATAGACATTCTCATCCTGCTCATATGCATCAGAACCAGAACAATTATAAACTCTTTGAGATGCATTACATAAATCCACACCAACCTGTTCTAATGTCTTATCCCTGTCACTACCAGTAACAAGATAAACATCATTCCGTGTTGCAAAGAACATCATGAATAATAAAAACTCGGAATTTATCTGACATCTACTAGGAGTCAGAGTTCCGTCAACATCAAAAATAAATTTTTTCACTCAGTTTCTTGGGTCTTCCCCTTCTTTCCTATATTATACTTCTGTTCTAGTATCCAGTCACCTTTATCTTTATATGCTAATACTTTAATTTGATTAAGGGGTGCAATGTCTGCAACAGAATCTTCCTTAACTATGGAAATTAAACCCCAATCAGCAAGGAGACGAGCAATACGATTCCTACGCTGAACATCGTTAGCAGTAAGGTTAGCGTGTTTCCCATCAAGTGCGAAGAGTTCCTTAAAGTGAACAATATAATATCTTCCCTGCTTATGCAGTATATGGCAGGACTGATAGAGTTTCTTTTCCTTTCTGGATGCTACACCAATTCTTGTTAAAGTCTCACGAACTTTTAAGAAATCATCTGGTTCATTCAGCACAACCTCCAGCATCTTATCTTGGGCCCACTCTACAGTAGGTTCAACCGTCGAAGCCGTCATTTCCTTCCTCCAGTATCAAGTCGTTGTTTAATAAATTTAATTTGTTCAGGGGTTAATATTTTCAAAGCTTGTGATGCTTTTTCGTTACTATAACCATAGTATTGTTTGATGATTTCAAGATCTGTGACTTTATCCTTACGGAGCCAGGGACTGAATCTCTTCTTTTTCCTCAAAGTATTTAGATAAAAAGAATATTGCATATCCTTATCTAAGAACGAATACTTGTTCATCTCATTCGCAAACATAATGCAATCAAGATGACCTGATAAACAACGATTGATAATATAAGGAGCATAATCCTTTATAGAATCAGGATCTTCCTCTCGCAAATCTTGCTTTGTAAAGTTGATAGAATTCAACCAGTCTTTAAGTTCAGTCATTTTTTGATAATGGTGTTTGTTCAGCAAGTTTTCTATTTCTTTCATCCAAGTTTCTATTGAAGTTCCAGTAACTCAATTTCTGGTAAGTAAAGTATATCCCACATAGAAACTTTTGTACAAAGTATTCAAGGTATAACACTGATAGTATACCCCATTCTTCTAACGTTAATTTACGATACTTCTTCCAACTCATACCATATACCTCCTCCAAGGATCATGACATTCTGTTTGACAAAGAGTTTCATTCCAAGGATTAAGTAAGATAGAAATCCTTTCACCAGTAAACTCCTCAACATTATGATAATAACCTGGTCCAAAAAATGCCATTCGATTTGTCTTAGGTAAAAGTACAGTTCCATTTTCAAATAACAGTCTACCATCTTTCAGATCATCCCCAACATAAGGGTAATATACTGTAGTACACATTGGATATTTTAATTCTCCCGTGGTCATTTCCAATCTATCATCATGATCACGATGCCAACCGCAAGGTCTAGTATTCATACGAATCCAAGTTTCATACCCAATAGCAGAAGATAAATCAAAATGTTTACCCACAATATTTAATAGATGCATTAAATATTTTCTACCTGGATGTTCTTCTTTCCATGCAAACCAAAACACATCCAAATCATCAATACGTGGTTTCCAATCACCATTAAGTTCTCTAATTAGTTTCAAAAATTCTACATGTTCATCCTCAGGAAAAACATCATCCATCACATAGATATCAAATTCTACATTGCGGGGATTTTCTAACATTTATCTTATGATCTGTATATCATCGTCATTAGTCCAAAGTTCGACCCTATCCCTGAAACGACCTTCTTGCTTTAATTTATCATATCTCTTTGTTGCTTTTTTCTTCCACCAAGAAATAATATTATCTAAATGAAACTTATCCCAATTAGGTCCAGGACATAATTGATAATGGTCACCATTAATAACTTCTTTAACATTAGAGTACCCATAATCAGAAATATAATATCTCTTCTTCTGTGTAAGATTAAATGCCATCTTAATCACATCATTAAACTCTTTAAGTTTCTCTTCCTGACCATATTCCTTTAAAGAATTTTTAGTCCAAGCAATCATCTTAGTTTGTCTTTTCATCTTTTTAGATGAAGCAGTATTAAGAGTTAATGGTTTGTTATTATTTAATATAGTAAACCTATTATGAAGTCTATGAAAGACCTCTTCATGGAGCAGGGGAAGGAACTTACTTTCAGTTAAACCTTTATACCTAAAGAAAGGTTTTAGTCCATCATACTGTGACGCAGAGGTCGTAGAACCATACAATGAAGTAGTTTCAAATAAGGCAATATCTTTCTGGAATACTTCATTCAAAGTCTCTCTTGCAAAATGAGAAACACACATCAATGCAAGAAGTTTACCACCAAGATAATTATATCCAAAAGGTTGAGATGGGACAATAACAAATCCCATTGCAGCATGACGATTAAACACAGAAAGGTCAGGTGCTTTACCTAACCATATATTCCTTGGTTTAGAATTAATTGTAGGAGAACCAAAACGAACAAACCCCACAACCTTCTGAGATCTCTTTTCATATACTATCCAACGTAATTCTCTTCCTGGTATATTACTTTCATTATTATGAGAAGATACTGCTGCTAAAAGATTATTATAATGATCCTGTGGTATGGAATGCTCAAATCTATCTCCAACAAATTTAACATCAAACTCCATCTCATTTGGAGGAATATCTTCATTAAAGAATTCATCCTCCAAAGGAAAAAGTTGACTTGTCTGAGCAACCAACTGCTTCTTCACATATCGAAGATAATCTTCTATTGATGTAAAATTTCTAAAATAATCAATAAATTCGTCAGCAGCCCATAAAGCATCTGCCTCACTTATGATCATCGAATAACCATAGGATCTTCAGGATCCCACATCTCAGGAATTACCATTCTATGTCTAGGACCAGGGATACCAATATCCATTCTTATAGGAGCATCTAGTACTCTATCAAAACTTTCTGCCATTCTACGGAATCCATTTCCAACAAGAATCTGTCCAGCACATACTGCTACTGTACATGTTCCCCAAAAGATATAATACCATCTAGATTTAACTTGATGTCTTTGTTTTTCTAATTTAGACTTTTTCATTTTCTTCTCTCTCAACGTCACGGTTTCCATCTTTTTTTGTATGGTCTATAATGATTTTAGCATCTAACTCGCTGTTAGTTGCATTAGGATTTGCTGTTGCCCTGTAGATTACCTTGTTGTCATCAGTCATAAAAATTTTCCTACCAATTCTGGTAATTCAAATAAACTACGTAGTTCTAATTTCTTTTCCATCATAGCATCCTTACCACCTTCTTGTCTATCTACAATGGACACTACTCTTTCTACCACATATCCAGCATCACGCAATTTCTCTACTGCCTTAATAGCAGAACCACCTGTAGTAACAACATCTTCTAATACAGTTATCTTTGTTCCTTCTGGTGGTAATGGTCCTTCTATCCATGCTTCTGTACCATGACCTTTAGGTTCTTTACGAACTATCAAACCATTAACCATTCTACTATCTAATGCAGATACTAAAGAAACTCCTGCAACTAAAGGATCAGCACCAAGAGTAAGTCCTGCTACTACTTTAGTCTCAACTTCTTTTAGCATCAACAAACTAGCAAGGGTTAATCCCCTCCCAGATAATGTTACTGGTTTACAGTTAACATAATGCTCACTTGTCTTACCAGAAGAAAGAGTAAACTCTCCTTTCTTATATGCATACTTCTTTAGAAGTTCTAATAATTCATCTTTCATTACATTGTCTCCTGATTTATATACTCAACCTTTATTGGTTTATCAAGAAGATCTTTAATACTCATATATGCATATGCAGTAAAGACTTGTGGAACTATAAAAGCAATCATTGCTATAGTCCAGAAAACATAATAATAGTTTTCTTTTCTTTGAGTTCTCATTTAAATTCACACATTTTTAAAAATTTCAACAATTGCTCCCTTTGGCAATTGTTTTATTTTATTTGGTTCTGTAAATCCTGGTCCTCTAACATCCAAATGTTTATTATAAACACTTGTAAAAATTTTTGAGGTTGCCCACGGAGTTCCTTTACCACTAGACATTGAATGGTTTACATGTCTTTTTCTTTTCTGATAATGTTTCATTTAAATTGACACTCCACCATGATTTCAGTTAAGCAAGCAAGTAAATTAATTTCTTGATCTGCTACGAAGGCAATTTGGTATTGGTACTTAGCAATAACCAAAACAGCAGCAGGAATGGATGTAGGAACCAAGGAATCTGAAAGAGAATCGTAAATGCGACGTAATAGAACAGCAGGATCATTATCCAAGTTACTGACACACCACTTACGAACTTCCTTAAAGTTCTTTTCTTTGAGGTTTTTAATGAGATCATTTACCGCTACATCCGAAAAAGTTGCAAGTATACCACTATCTATTTTACCACCAACAGAGTATCTCTGACACTCATTTAAGATTCTTCTCCAATCTGGAAAGTGTTTGCTGATGAGTTCAATGAGGACTTTCTTATCGGATTCGATCCGTTCTGTGTCCAAGATGGTATTAAGTCGTTTGAAGAACTCAGCTTGAATTTGAGGTTTCTCTTTACCTTTGATGCCGAACTCGACCACAGCACACCGCGAGTGGAGGGGTTCGATGATTTTATTTTTATAGTTGCAGGTGAAGATGAATCTACAATTGTTGGTGAACTCCTCAATAGACGCTCTAAGGAGGAGTTGTACGTCGGCAGTGGTATTGTCTGCCTCGTCGATGATGATGACTTTATGCTTTGACTCGCTGCTAAGAGATACTGTAGACGCAAAGTTCTTGGCGTTATTCCGAACTGTATCAAGAAACCTTCCCTCATCCGATCCATTAATGACATAGTAGTCTACCCCCAATTGATTACAGAGTGCTTTTGCTACCGTAGTCTTACCAACACCAGGAGGTCCAGCAAGCAACATATTCGGTATTTCACCCCTATTTAGAAAATCACTAAAGGTTTTCTTAATATTCTCTGGGAGAATGCATTCATCAATTGTCTTGGGTCGGTATTTTTCAACCCAAATAAAGTCACTCATAATCCTCTGAGTCTAACATAATAAGGTGCAAGAACGTGAGTGTTGAATTGCTTTCCAATAATACCACGTTCTAAATTTAATTCTTGAAGTAAACCCCAAGTCTTTCGTTCATCATCCCATTGCAATATACTTACATATTCTATACCATCTTCCAACAATTGCCTAGCTTGGTCCTGAGCAAGTGTCCAATCTTCAAACTCTTTACCACCTACCTTGTATTGAGAACCCATATTAACCTCACAACCATAAAGGTGAACAAAACATAATATGTCCACATAATCCACATCCCTACTTTATTATGAAGGGATCCTCTTTTATATGGGTGGACAGGACCTGGAGAACTATCCCACCCATCTTGCATATATTCAGATGGATCTATTTTACGTTTCATCCGAATGTAGAATCAGGTTCCAAAGCTATATAATACTTCAGAGCATAATTTTGACAAGTAAATCG